AACGAAACAAGAAAAAGAGAATGTAAAAACAAAAAGAAAATGAAACAAGAAAAGCAAGCAATAACAATAAGATAGACTATTAAGAGACTGTAAAAGTAAGCAATAACAAGAGTCTATAAGATAAACAATAAGAAAAATAAGCAATATTAAGAAGATAGACTATCAGTAAGCAATAACTAATTGATAATAAAAGAAAAATGAATTGATAATTATTACAGTAACATATAACGAAAGGTGTCTCATGAAAAATTAATGCGAGACAGTTTTGTATCGGCAATGATACAGTAAATTGAAAGGATGAGACAATAGTGTATCATTAGAAAAAAAAGAGTGTGATACCGGCATGTAATATCAAACATATCAATAACTTACAATCTTTAAAACTTGTCAACCATTGAATTTATTGACATTAAAGACCTAATCCGTTTTATAACTTATAAAAAGGAAAAATAAAAAGAGTTATAAGTTATTGATTTTATTGACAATATCCCCCCTTGTTATTTTCTTGACGACCGGGCGGCCTTTTTTACAGAGCGGGTAGTGGGTATAATTTTTCTCACGGAAATTCCTCATACACATCTGTTTTCTCTCTCTTGATCTTACGGTTTTAGTATTTTCATTTCTCTCTTCTCTTTATTTTTTATCTCTCTAATTTCTAACTTCCTTTTTGTTTTTACATCTGGATATATACTCTAGCAGATCATAGGTAAGGTTTTAATATATATAGTATATATAGGTTTTTTTTGACGTAAATTTTAACGGGTTGGGGTACGAAATAGGACTCTCGGTTTACAGTTTCAATTTACGGCACGGCTTACGGTGTTTGCCGGCGGCTTAGTTTTCCCCATCCACTGGTGGAGAGGTTTGGAGCGGCTAATTGGGGTGGACGGATGATGGATGGACGGGGTAGATGAACGGCGGGCCGGGTGGATGGGTTAGTTGGCTAAAGCTAAAAATAATTTCCCTGTATTCAATTTTAGCTTGACTTTTGGTTTTTAGAAGTTAAAAATGACTTTCAGGTTTTCAGGTGTTTAACTGGCGCGGGTTGGCTGATGCTAATCGATCAAAGTTCACCCCCCCATTTCCGTCAGGTTTTTTTACTGTCGATTCTTTTTTCTCCTGGCGGAGATCCTCCCGGGTGCCTGGACGGGAAAAGTAAGGCCGGTTTAATGTAATGGGGCAGTTGGCCGGTTCTGAATCAGGCGATGAGGCGGTCCTTCTTTTGTACCGTGAGGGATTAGGGAGGGGCCGCTGATTTTAACCAATGGTGACTGGAGGATTGGCGGCTTATGGACTTCTTGTGTTGTGATCGACGGAAGGGAAATCCGAGGGTGCATTTTCTGGTTTGTATGGCGTGTCGGGTGAAGATGAAGTGTTTGGTTTTTTGGAAGTGGATGGATGGGGAGTTGGGCGGACTGGCCGGAGAGTGATGGGGGTGGGGATGAACGGTAGCCGGGTGAAGTCGATAAAGAGGAAGGCGGATGTCATTCTTATTAAAGGGATGCGGCGGCAGGCTGATGCGATGTTTCAGCGGATTTTTGGTTTGCCTTTTTGGGATCGGGCGAAGATTGCGTGGATGGTTTTGCGGGGGCGGTTTTGATTCCTGGATGAATGGGACAAAAAGACGGGAGGATTTTACTATGATGCGGACACAAGAAGTTGCGATGCAATTGTGTGAAATGGAGGGGAAGAAGGAGCAGGTGAATATCGCGCAGATGAATGAGATCGCGAGTTTGCTGCCGAAGTTTGTTTTGCGGAACAAAGATCGGATGCGGGATGTGATTGAGTTTTTGTTTCGGGAGTTTAAGGAGGATTTTGATCTTGAAGTTTTGGTGGGGTATTTTAATGGAGAGTTTGATCAGGTGAGTTTGTATGTTGATAAGAAAGAAAGAGGCGGCGAGTGATGGCGACTGGCGGCGGCGGATCTTCTTTTGACGATATCGGGGCCGGGTTTGAATCCATGGAGTTTTTTGTCGGCGGGAATGGCGGCGGGGATACTGGCGAGGTTTTAAATGATCCGTTGGATGAATCTTTAAATGATGATAATTCCCTGGGTGGCATGAATGATCTGGATGATCTGGATGATGATGGATTGCCGGATGAAGGGCCGTCGGCTAAGCCGTTGATCATAAGAGGGTTGGTCGGGAAGAAGAAGAAAAAGAAAAAAGAGAAGAAGTTGACGGCCAAGGAGAAGGCCAAGAAAGAAAAAAAGGAAGTGGTGTCGGCGGCGACGCGGCGACTGTGGCAGGATTTGTCTTTGGATCAGCCGGCGCAACGGAAGCGGGGGAGGCCGAAAAAGCGAAAGTTGGATGCCGGGGTGGAGGCGGAGGCTGCGGCGGTTGGGTTTGCTGGCGTGGGGGCTTCTGGTTTGGCGGGTTTGGATGGTAATGGTGTCGGGAATGGGGCCGGTGTCGGCGGCGGTGATGTCGAGGCCAAGATGGTGCCGGGGAAAATGTATGATCTCCAGATCCGCAAAGGGTTGTTGGACGGCCGGATTGCGGTGACGCTGTGGGATAAAGTGCGGTCGTGTGTCGGGGATGAGTGCAAGCTGTTTAAGGAATGTCCGTATTTTCAGGATACTGAAAAAATAAACAGCATGATTAAAAAAAAGGAGAATGGGGAAAAACTGGGCGCCTGTCGCGTGGAGCAGAAATATTTGTTTCATAATTTGAAGCCTTTTTTAGAGTTGTTAAAAAAAGTGCCGGATGAATTCGTGGTACAGATCATCGGGATGCACCTGGTGCCGCTGTATCATGACTTGATTCAGTTGAAGATGGAGAAGGCGACGTTGCGGTCGGTGTCTTATGTGGATGCCAAGGGAACGCGGCGGATTAACCCGGTGTTTGACCAGTTGTTAAAGACGCATACGGAGATCATGAAGACGTGGAAAACGTCGGGGTTGCTGGATGTTGCGCGGGATGCCGGGTTTTTTAAGGCCGGGGGGCAGATTATTCCATCGGGAGACGATATTTTGGAGAAAAATCCGATTTTGGATGGAGATCCGCATGATTATGCGGCAATGTCTGGGGGTGGCGGGGTTGCCGGGCTGTCGGATATTGACGAAGAAAGGAAATAAATAGAGATGGCGGGGAAGCGGGGACGACCGAAGAAAGTACCGGAGCCGGCAGCACCGGCCTCGTCGTCAGATGAAATCCAGAAAATTATTGAAAAATATAAGGAATATAGAAACGGCGGCGGCGGATGCGGACTGTGGGCCGAAGAAAACCTGTGCGCTCCGATCTATGAGCCCGGGAAGCCGTTTGCGGAGTGGTTTCCGATAAAAGACCTGCCCAAGACGCCTCATAAGGAAACGGGCCGGTCGCCATGGGGGATGTGGCAGGAACATAAGAAGATTTTAAAAGAAGCGTTGCGGATGGAGAACGGGAAGTTTGTCCATTCGTTGATTGTTTTTTGCTGGCCCCGTGGAGAGGCTAAGTCTTTTTTGGCAAACGTCATTATCATGTGGCGTTTTTTTTGTTTTCCTCGAATGAAACTTGTTTTGTGTGCGAACTCAAAAGAGCAGTCTTCGTTTTTGCAGTATAATGAAATCCGGAGCATGATTGAGAACTCCCCGAAGTTATTGAATATCATTGGAAAAAGAAATATCCAGGAAAAAGAGATCCGGCGGCGCGTCAACGGGAAGACCGTTAGTAAGATTCAGACGATATCCAGCTTTTCCGGCATTGTTTCCAATATCACCGGGTACACGTTTTCGGAGTTTTTTGAGTGTAAGCAGCCTGAGTTTTTTGAAAAAATAGACACGTCGCTACGAAATATCCCCAATGCGTTCGGAATTTTGGATTCAACGGTATCTTCAAAAGATCATCCCCTTTATCGGCTGTATCAGTCTTATGTGAAGAAAGAAGACCCGGCGATTTATTTCTCATACCGATACAGCGATACGGCTGATTATCGGGATTACTGGAATCCGAACAACACGCCGGCGCAGCTTCATTCGTTAAAAATCAAACATCCTTTTGCTTTTGACCGGTTTTTTAAAAATCTGTGGTCTGCAGGCGCTGAAAAAGTGTTTTCCCAGGAAGACGTGGATGCTTTTAATTATATCGGTGCGGACAACAAGGTTTTGTGCCATGCGCAGGTCGTGGATTTGATCCGGCGGCGGCATAATATCTTTGACAGCGACAAGGAACGGGTGAAGCGGGGCCATCGGGCATGGAATCCGGAGAAAGAGATCCAACAGATTGAAGATAGGCTGTGGCCGGTGACGAGTCTTTACCGTTTGGATAAAAACGGTGTTCCGATTTGCGCGGAAGTGGACGCCCTGGACCGGTTGTCGGAGATTTACGACACGGATTGGGCGATTATCGGCGGGATCGACCGGGCGGACCCGATGAAGATCAAGACAGCGGCGCGGACCATGTTGACGTTGATTGCCAAAGGGTTGCCGGGGTCACGGAGCAATCCGAATCTTGGGAAGGTCGGCGCCGAAGGCAAGACGATGCTCGGCTCGGAAAATTCGGAAGCGCTGGACGTTGGGGCCGACCATTTGATCAACTTCGGGCCGGAGAAGAAAAACGCCACGATTGCCATGCCCATGCTGAGTTATGTGTATTTTCTGCTTTATGTGGTGGATGTGGCGGATCATTCTCTTGAAATGCTGAAAACGCATATCTTGATTGGCCATGAGGTCTTTGACGGCATTGACGTGGTGGGCGGCGAGCGTTACGGGTTGTGGGATTTATCAGCCTGGGGGGATGATTACGGCGTGCGGTGCGAGATTATTCATCCGACATACAATCTCCAGGCGGCGATGTTTACCTATTTCTGTAACCTGGTGCGTACCGGGAGATTCAAGGGGCCGCCGGTGACGGTTCAGGGGTCAAAAGAAGACATCGGGGATATTGTTCGTGAAGAAATGATGTTTTTTGATCACGACGCGGACAAACGGTGGTTTGGATCCCCGGAGAAAAAATTAAAATATGGGGTTCAGGATGACTGGATGTTTGCGGCCGGCAATGCGTTTTATGCTGGGCGGCTGTTAAATGTTGAATCATTTCGACCGCGGCGGGGGAAGCAGTATTGGGGAGAGGTTTTTCAGCCGACGGGGTTGATGGGGAACTGGTTTTATGGACAGTAAGATGGACAGTAAGCCGGTTAAAACATCATGGCATATCGGTCAGCCGGATCGTAAGTGGGCTTGCGGTCATTTGGTGAATCATTTGATTGATCAAATGACAAAGGTTTACGGCGGTGGGGTTAAGCATATTGTTGATCCGCAATGCCATATCAGTAAGGAGCCTTCGGATGTCCGGTTTTTAACATTGGTGCCCCAGATGCGGATTCTTGGCGTGGATGAGCGCACTATTTTGCATTTGGACGGTAACCGGTGGCGCGGGGCCGGGGTCGGGAGCCCGGTTTGTAAAAGGAATAAAAAAATTTCTCTTTTCAGCCTTGTTTTTGAATTGAACCGGTGGTCATGGGGCCATGTTGAAAATTCATTGACAGCAGCGGTCGGTCCCGGGGTGGATGTTTTTGCTCAGGATTTTGTTTCCTTCCGGCGCACAGGGGCGGCAACGCCGGGGATCGATTCATCGGATATGGTTTTATCTCAAAATGTGACGCAATTAAGGTATTTAAGACCGTATTTATCAAAAGTAATCGCTCGTTGCGGAGGGAACATGTCTTTTGATGGGCAGCCGGGGAAGTATGTGGATCAGATCCTTGAAATGATGGGTCAATGCGCGGCGGTGATTGCGACAAACCATTTTTTATATCAACAGGCAATAAAGGCAAATCCGCATACGTTTTTAATTCCTAACGGGATTGACCTTTCCGTGTGGCGGCCGGGGCCGGCGCGGACGGTAAATCAGTGGCGAATCAGAAAAGCCCGGATTCAAGGGTTGTTGACGCGGGTTCATGGGCCGGTGGTCGGGTTTGTCGGCAATGTAGCGACGCATGCCAAACAGGTTTACAAGGGGTTTCATATCTCAAAAGATGCGTGCCGGCAGTTGGCGTTTGAATTTAAGGAGGCATTGTACGGGGCCAGACAGATCCCTCATGGGGAGATGATGCCGCGGTTTTATCATCAGATTGATGTGCTGTTGCATCCTACGGCGGGGGAAGGTTCGTCGAACACCCTCATGGAGGCCCTGGCGTGCGGGGTGCCGGTGGTGACGACCCGGACGGCCGGGTTCCATGGCGAGATGATGGAGCATGACGTCAATGTCCTGTTTTGCGAGCGCACGGTGGAATCGATTGTGGAGCAGTTGCGGCGATTAAAGGAAGAGCCCGGCCTGGCGGCACGGATCGGCGCGGCCGGTCGGAAATTTGCGGAAGAGCATCATGATATCCGGGTGGTGGCGGATCAGTATCTGTATGTGTTCTGGGATGTGTTGCGGCGGAGCGGTTTGCGGCATGATGTACCGGATACGTTTGAAGGGTTTAAAAAATGGTTGGCGGGGGTGGAATGAGCTTTAAAATTAATAAAAATATCGGCGGCTTGATTCAATTGCAGCGCACATGGGCCAACAAAATGACTTTATCTGAAATAGGCCGTTTTTATTGGGAAAGCTGCTGTAAAGATTTTGAACAAATCAAACATTTTTTTAATCCGGGGACCACGGCGCTTGATATCGGCTGTGGTTTGGCGGGGGTTGACTTTTTGTTGATGCGTGACATCAATGATATGGACATCACGCTATTTGATCTGGATCGCGTGGATACGGAAATCAGATATGGGTATTCCTGGGAGCCGAGCGCATATAATACGCGGGCCGCGGTGGTTGATTTTTATCAGTTAAACGGGACGACCATGCCAAGATATGTGACGGCGTTTCCAGTGGACCTGCGTTTTGACGTTATCATAAGTCTGATTTCATATGGATTCCATTATCCAGTTGAGACGTATCTCAAGGAAGTGATTGAAACTTTAAAGCCGGGCGGCGTGCTGGTGCTTGATATCCGTAAAAACAGCGGACAGGTTGAAAAGATTTGTCGGTTTTTCAGGGATGCTTTATTGATAGAAGACACAAAATCTTATTTTCGAATGGCTTTTTCAGGTCTATATTTGGAATAGGGGTAATCGCTGATGGAAGAAAAAGAAATATCAACCTGGACGCCGAAAGATTATGTCGCCCATATTGATGAAAAATTTTATGCGGCCAAGCGCAAGAAAATGTCCCGGTTTGATGTGGAGTGGGGGCAATGGTCCCGGCAAATGAATCTGGCGTTGCGGCTGAGAACGGTTCCCGGGGATCCGGATTGTTTAGTCTTTAAGCATGTGTTCATGTATTGGACGGTGTTGTCCCGGCTCCTGGAGTTAAATCTTAAAAAAATGTGGAATCTGGGCAAGATCGCCCAGGAAAACCGCACAGCGGCCGAGCTCCGGTCGGCAATTTTGTCGGGGAAAAAATTAAAGGATTTTGATATTTCATCCCCTGAAACCGTTAAAAATATTTTGAAATAATATTTTTCCCTTGCACAAAAGTTAAAATTGACTTATTCTCTGGACAAAATTAACTTTTGGGGGAATTTTTGTCGTGGCTGTTGACGACGCGCTTCAAGCATTACTGGCGCTTTCAGATGATGACTTAGAAAAAATCAAATTCACCCTTCCTTCCATTGTGGTGTCCTCTACGGCTGTTGATGCCGACGGATTTCCCACCGGAACCTCCGGGGCCGGATCTAATTTCGATGTAAAAGACGAATCCGCTCTCACCCGGGGATATCTCCAAAAAGAATGCTGGAACAAATTTAATCGTAATCCGCAGATCAACACTTCTGTTCGGGGTCTGACCGGCCGGATCGTCGGTATGGGCTTTGAGGCCACGTCGGCAATCGCTGAGATTCAGGAAGCAATCGAGGAAACCGAACTGGACTGGCGGAATCGACTATACGCCAACTGGCGACCGTATGTCAGTCGGGCGGTTGTCGAGGGGGAACTTTATCTGGTTCTTACCTGCCATGAAAACGGTTTCATCGAAGTTGATTTCATGGATCCATCTGTTCTTAGCGGCGGCGGGGATGATGATACCGGCATTATTTTCCATCCGCGAAAAACCATTCTTCCTGTTTTTTATATTGTGGATCGAAACGGGGAGAAAGAGCATATCCCGTCTGTTTATGTGGCCTATGACCCGAACTTGGTTAACGACGTTGCCGGCCATGACAGTTACGACAAAAGGCTTCAATCAGGCTCGCGTGACAGAAAAACAAGGTTTAAAAGCATCGGCGGGTTCAAGCGTTTTGTGTTGGGGTGGGATCGCGGGTTCTGCACCCGCCGGGCTATTTCTTATCTCCGGACGACACTGGAATGGTTGAATTATTACGAAGACTTAAAAAAATATGAGATTGACCACAAGAAGGCCATCGGGGCTTATGCTTGGGAATTCAGCTTTGAAGACATCAAGGCTTTTCGTTTGTGGGCGAATTTAACACCCGAAGAAAAAAAAGCCACGGCGGTTATGGCGCCGATTCTTCCCGGCACCCGGTTGTTTTTGCCGCCGGGCATGAAATTAACGCCGCGCAGTCCGCAAATCCCGTCTATTTCCAATTCAGATACTGACATTCTTCAGATGGTGATCTCAGGGTTAAATGAGGCCAGCGATGTGACCACCGGCACGGTCGGCGGCACATATGCTTCAGTCAAGGCGTCCCGCGGCCCCATGGCGGACCGGACTCAGGATGAAGTCTGTTGGTTTGATAATTTCTATCGGTTCGATTTCTGGGGCAGTATCTTTCATTTAAAGCACAAACTGATCGGTTTCCCTGAATTTTTTGAAGTGGAAGAGGCTGTCGGGTTTAAAGACAAAGAGCCGGTTATGAAGAAAGTTAAACGCCGGCCGGAGCGGTTGATTGAAACGTCGTATCCCATGTCTGAAATTGTCGATTTGAATCAGCGGACCCAGGCGATTTTGGGAAGTAAGCACGGTCCCATGCCGGAGAGCCTCGGGTTGCCGCCGTCAAAAGCAGCGTCCATGCTCGGAATCGGCGGCTATGGTCGGATGCGGCTTCGCAAGGCCACAGAAGATCATCAATACCCGCCATTGGCCTATTCCATTGATGCGGATCGGGCCGATGCCATTCAGGAGCAGGCCGAAGGGGAACAGCCGAAAGTTAAAAATAAACCTAAAAATGACTCTGAAAAGGTTAAAGCCAAAAAAAGTTCTTGAAAAAGTTACATTTAACTTTTAGACTTGACAAAAATTAAAGATCAAATTGTTTGATCGTATCCCGCGGTCGCGCAACCGTGGTTGGTCATAACAAAGGGCAATATGGTGCCATATCACTATATTGCCCTTTTTGTTTATGGAGAGCCGTCATGACGAAAAAAAAGCAAGACAAGAGTAACGACAACAACAAGGTGCCGGCCGGGGCGCTTTGCCTCGGATTTGAAGGCCCTAATGCGCTGGTGGAGTTTGACGGCGAGGGCGACGATAAAAAGCCGCGGATGAATATGGTGATTTATTCCGGCGGGATCATTAAAAACCATTGGTACTGGGATGATCTGGTGCTGGATCTGGCCGGCGCGACATTCCCGAAAAAGAAATATCCCATCCTGGAAAATCATGACCGGTCATTAAAAATCGCTTATCACAACGGCCCACCTATTGTGGATGGGAATCTCCGGGTGGATCCTGGCAAGGTTGTTTTTGTTTCCACGCCCGAAAGCCAGCAGTTCCAACTTCTTTCTTCGGAAGGGTTCCCCTATGAAGCATCGGCCCGGGTGAATCCTACGGTTATCGAAAGAATCGCCGAAGGGTCTTTTGCGGAAGCCAACGGCGTCAAGGTTAAAGGCCCGGGAACGATTTTCCGTAAGTGGGAATTCGTTGAAGGGTCGGTGTGTGTGTTCGGCTACGACAGAAATACGCAGTCCGCCACGTTTTCTGAGGAAGTGGATCTGGCGGGATGCGTTTTTAATGAAGGCCCGGCGGCGGGGTCTTTGGCAAACGATCAACTTCAAAATCAAAAGGAGGACAGCACGATCATGGATATCAAAACTTTTCAGGAGCAGCACCCGGATTTGTTCAAACAGATCCAGGAAGAGGCGGTAACAGGCGCCACAAAGGGAGTTGAGGCAAAGTTTTCGGAATTATCGCAGACCGTGACCCAGCTTCACAAGACGGTGGAAGGGCAGGCGAAAACCATTACCGACCTTGAGGGGAAAAATCTCAAACTGGAAAAAGAAAGCCTGCTGCGGTCGGAGTCCGAGGCCCAGGCCAAGGCCGACAGGGAATGGAGCGTCCGGCTGTCAAAGAGCGACATCCCGGATCACCTGCACAAGAAAATTGCGCAGCATGTCAAACACGCCATGTTTATCGACAAGGAATCCGGTCAGTGCGACTGGGCCAAATTCATTAAGGCCGTGGATGCTGAAATCAAGGAATGGGAAACCGATCTGGCGAAACAGCGGTCTTCGGTGGAAGGGTCTTCGTATTCACAGCGGCGCCAGGAAGGCGATGTGAAGATCGACACGGAGCTGGATGCAAAGGAAAACGAGGAAGTCGATAAGTGGGTGGCGCTGGTTCAGGATCCCGACGGAAGCGAAAAATAACACTATCGCTTTTTGATTTAAAACTCTGTTTTTGTTGATTTTACAATAATGTAAAGGAGGAAAAAATAATGGAATTTGTCAGATACGGCGACACGCCTTACATCAAACGCGGGTTTCAGGTGGACCCCAAACGGCTGTTTTACAGCGACTACGGCCTCGCCTTAAAGAAGATGGTTACCCTGGCCCCCGGATACGGGATTCTTGAGGCCGGCACCTTGATCGGCAAAATCACCGAAAGCACCGGCCGGAAAGACATGTATGCGCCGTATGCCGTTTTGGCGCCGGTAAGAGGGCTGCCGTTTATTGCCGGGGCTTATCTCCTGGAAGACGGCGGGGCAACAGACACCACGGCGAAAGTTACCATTAAGGACAGCTACAAGTTTGCTGTGGGAGATCATATCGCCGGCGTGGATTCGGATGCGACGCCCATTGACATTGGGGCCATTACGTCCATTGACCGGACCACCTATTCCCATTACGCCCTGATTGGATTTGCGCAAGTCAATCTTTCCTCGCTGACCGTGGCCAACGGCGGCATACTTTTTATCCAGACCAAAACGGCCTCTCCGTACACCAAAGCCTATGCAATTTTGGGCGAAGGCGTGGATACCGGTGAAGGTGTGGATGCGGCGGGCGGCCAGGGCGCGGCAGTATTTTCTCACGCCATAGTTTACAAGGGTTTGCTTCCCAACAGTGATGCTGGCGCATTGACCGATCTTGGCGCGGTGGAAGACGGACAGCATTTGATCCTTAAATAACGGGCATCGGCTGGAGCCGCTGCGTTGAAACGCTTTTAAAACAACACCTTTAAGAAGGAGGTTATTGAAACATGAAATCAGTTGCCGATATTCCCGAGCTGAGATTGTCCAAAATCCAAAAGCTCATCGAACGGTTTAAAACAGCGCCGTCCATGGTGCTGACCCGGCTTTTCGGGGAAGACAAGTGGGATTCCGACGACATTTACTGGGAATCCGAATATGGAAACATGGGGATGACGCCTCTTTCCGGCGAGAACGTGGAGGCCCCTCGGGTGGCCCCGACCGGTACGGCCACTCATACGGCCAAGGCCGCGTTTTGGAAAGAAAAGATGTATCTGGGCTCCAAGTTTCTTAACAACATCCGGCAGCCTGGCACGACATCCGTTTATTACCGGGCGACCAAGTATCTGGCTCAGCAGACTTTGATGCTGCGGAACCGATGCGACCGCCGGAAAGAATGGCTGACGGCTAAAATGTTATCCGACGGCGCCATTGCTTATAAAGATCCGGATGCGAATTCCATCTCCGTGGACTATGGGCTTTCAACCATTAATCAGGTGGCGCTCAGTGCCAAGCGGAAATGGGATTATGTGGCCAACGACAGCGAGAAAAACATCCTTGAAGATATTATGGACGCGCAGTTGGTGGGCCAAAATTCCCTGTCTACGACATTCAATTATGCCCTGTTTACTCAGGAAGTCTTGAATTTGATGGTGCTGGACACCGGGATTCAAACCTTGCTGAAAAAGTCGTCTTTCGGGGAAGGGGATCTGTTCGCCCGTCCGATTCCGGTACTGGGTAGTTTGTTAAACATTCCCAATATGGTTCTTTATGATGAGTCCTATCAGATCCGTGCCTGGTTGACGTCGGCAGTGTCCGCCGGGGCCGGCCCGCATACGATTTACGGGGATGATCTAACGGATTTTGAAGTCGGCATGACGCTGAACATGGTCAAAACATCGCTCAAAAATAATAATATCGAGCAGTTGACCATTACGGCCGTTGACCCCGTTGCCGGTACGATTACCGCCACCGGTACACTGACCCGGGCCTATGCCGCTTCCCAGGACTTCTGCTTTGTTTCCAAGAAATTTCTGCCCACCAACAAGTTTATCTTGTTTGCCGACCGGGTGGAAGGTCAAAAGATCGCGGAATTTGCCCTGGCGCCGTTTGATCTGGATCGGCACTACGGCATGAAGGTGGACCGGCATGACAAATGGGATCCGGATGGCGTGTTTGTTCGCGTCCAGAACAAGGGCCTCCCCGTGCTGTATTTCCCCGAAGCGATTTTCCAGTACACTGTGAAATAGGTAGGGGCCTTAAGCGAGAGAGTTCAATAAATTTTCAACTGCAATAGGAAGCGGAGGTTGCAATGAAAAAGGCGATAGCCAAGGAAACGATCAAAATCAAACGGACCATTTATCCAAAGGGGACGCAATTCACGTCCCCTTATCCCGATGGGGTTCAGGCGGAAATCGATGCCGGAACGGGCGTGGTTGTCGAAGAAGACGGGATTCATCCGGCCATAAAGAAACAGATGTCGCCGGCCAAGTCGGTTCGCCCGGAAAACGAAACCCTTCTGGCGGATTCTCCGGAAGGCGACGCATCTGAAAAGGAAACCAAAAAGGTGCTCATGGATTATGCGCTCCATACCTTCGGGGCAAAGATTCATCCGTCAACCAGCATTGCTAACATCAAGAAACAAATTGCCGAAATGGAAGAGGCCGCGGATGCCGACAATGGGCCTGCTGGAGAGCCGGACGTTGAATTAAACGGGATTTAAATAGCCATGTCTCTATCGTTGAGTGAATTGCAAACCTTGGTGAATCAGGACAGCAGTATTACCGGTTTTTTAACGCCGGAAGAAATTACATCCTGCTGCAACAAGGCCGCCAAAGAGACGGGGTGGAGCCTTCCGGTTTCCGGGGATTTTAAAGAGATGTGGACCGAAGAGCGAGCCAAACGGCATTGCTTTTTCATGTTGTGGTCCCAGTCGGCCCGGAAGTTTAAAGTCGAGCAGTTAAGTTTAAATCAACGGTTTTCGCATTATGGGGAACTGATTAAAAAAATGGACGCCGATTATGAACGGATCCAAGAAGAACGGCCGGAAATGTTTTTAGACGTTTCCGATGTGACGGATCTGTTCGGCACGGTGGTCGGGACCGGGCTTTATTATGACATCACCGGTAAAGATGTGACGCGGAGGATGTCATGACCCTTGGCTTAGACTATCGGGAGGTTTTGCAAGAAGTCGGGGTCAGTGTCGTGATTTTGCGCGACGAGGGAGAAATCGCCGGCGAGTTTATTCAAATTAAAACCAATGCCCAGGTCACCAAGCCGTTTGTCCGTGAGTTTTTTTTAGAGGCCATGCTCTCTTTTGACACGGAGATTATCGCCGGGGATGTGATCCGGATGGATGACGGCCGGGTCTTTCTGGTGATGAACAAGACGCCGCACATGTTTGAAGGTGAAGCATGGAAGTTTGTGGCGGTTCTTTACAAAACTAATACCGTTGGCGTCTTATTGCGCCCGACGGTGACGACCGGAGGCCATGCCTCTGTTGTGTCATGGGCGATTGTCAAGAATCCTTGCTATGCGCTGATTACGGAAAGTTATTACGGCAACCGGTTGGATGAAGACGAGCAGGTGGGGATGCTGGATCTGACGGCTATGGATCTTTATCTGCCGCATGTGGTGGGCATTAAGATCGGGGACCAGTATCAGGTGTCGGAAAGTGAGTATTACCGGGCGGACAAGATCGCCTACTACAAGTATGAAAATGTCGATGTGGCATTGATGGGTGAGGATACCCGCGGACTGGCCGTGGAAACAGAAGGCGAAGAATAATGGCCCAATTTATTCGTGCAGTGGTGAATCCGGAAGACTTCCGGCGGATCATGTCGGCGCTGGGCAGGCTGGAAACAGTGGCTCGGCGTGAAGAAGACCGGCATGCCATGAACTGCGCCAATGATTACAAGGATCTGGCCATTAACAATCTATTGACCCAGAAGTTTTCATCCGGATATGCGCCGTATCATCCCCGGTATGCCGAATGGAAGACGCAGCGCATGATGATGGGTTCGATGTTCTGGCGGCTGTACGGGGATCTGATTAACAACGTCACGGTATTTAAGTCGGGGAAAGGCTGGGTCGGCGGCGTGCCGGCCAATGCGACCGACAGCGGCGGGAAGTCTTGGCACAGTAGCCCGGGACGATTAAAGGGCCGTCCGAAGCGGATTGCCTGGTATGGCCGGATCAATGAGCTCGGCCTTGGCAACCATCCGGCCCGTCCGGTATTTGAACCGACGCGGCTGGAATACGCGGCTTCGGATCGATATCGACAACGGGGGCAGGAATCGTTGCATAATCTCCGGCAACAGTGGCGATAGGGGGCAGTCTTTATGCCGCAAACCATTGATACATTCGCCAAAGATATTCATGCCGTGATTGAAATCCCGGCAAAAGAAGTGCGCCTGTTAAAAAAAGCCATGTCGCTTTGCACCAATAACGGGCCGCTGTTTGCTCAGGAAGATAAAGATGCCTGGGAATATTTCACGGATCAGTTTTGGCCGTATGTGGATCAGTTGGACAAAGATCTCAATGGTAGCAACGGCGACCGGGAGGCGGGGTCATGACGCTGGATGCGACAGCTACCAGGGATAATTTACGGAAATCCGTCAAAAAATATTTAATCGATACACTGGCGACCGGGCCGGACGCAAAAACGATTTACTTTGACCGGGGATTTTTGCCGCCTGAAAAAAATCTGCCCCAATGGCTTTCCGTGCGGTTCGGATCCATGAACCGAAGCGGGATGGCATTGTGGATTGTTGATGTGATTTGCGCGACACGCGGCGACATGGACGGGGATGTTCTCGGGCAGTTGTCAGACGTTGTTTTTGACGCCATGACGGACCTGAATCAACAAGACGGGAAGCGGAGAATCCCTTTATATAATGTGTCGGTCACTCCCTGGGTAGAAATCGGGGCGGTAGTGGTGGTCAAGGTGCTCGACGGCGAAGAGGCTGAAAGTTCAGACAAGACGAAATTTCAGACGCTTTCCTGCCATTTGCGTTGGGCGGTAAAAGCATAAATTCATTTATTTTTCAAACAGGAGGAACGCGATGGACTGGCCGATAATTGCAGGGCCTGACGCCTCTCCCAAAGAGAGGGAAATACTCAAGGCCGTTATGAACAATATGGACGCACTGGATACTTACCTGTTCACCGGGCCGCGGATTCTTCAGCCGGCGGCTATTAAAATCGGCGGGGAGGAAGTGGATTCTTCTTATGAGCCGATTGGCGGGCCGGAAAACGTGGCCATGGGCCAGGCGTTGATGGTTCTGGTCGGCGGTGAAGTGATTACCGTGGCGGCGGCGGAGATCGACATCAGTGCCATTGATACCTTTGAAGCCGTAGCGGCCTCGAAGAAATACCGGTGCCTGCTAACCGTTGATTTAACCACCGGCGACATCGGGGCGGTCCAAGGCGAAGAGGTTGATGACACAGATGATGCGGTGACGCCGGATGCTCCGGAAGGGACGCTGGGATTCGGCTATGTGGAAATCACCACGGCCGGAGAAACGACTTTCGGGACGACCGCTTTAACCGGGATTGCCACCTTCCATGACCTGATTACGCCGTTGGCATAAAGCGGCGCAAGGAGCGTGTTTTGGCCGGACGCGAAATCATTTATTGCGACAGATGCGGCAAGCCATTGATCCATCGGCTGGCCGACGGGTCACTTGAGTTTGTGTTCGGCGGCAAACAGGACGCGCAATATGGCCCCCCGGTGCAGATGTGGATTTTTGGAGAAATCCGGATGAAATGTTGGCGGGAATATTGCCGGCACATCAATATGATCGGCGGGAACGGGACAGGCACTATTGATATATCGGCAGCACCAGAAACATCAGAAACGTCAAAAACGTTAAACAGGAGGATGTCGACATGACACATGGACCGATTACCAAAAACGTAACTTCCCGGGCGCTGGGTTTGCTCCAGATCCGGGTGGGGAATTCGGCGAACAATATTTCCACAATTACCCCGGTATTGTCGGCGGCAAACAGTATCGGGGCGCTGGCGGATACCAAGTTCAATGCGTCCGCAGAATTCTTCATGCAGTATTCCGGGTTTCCCAAGCGGCTGGACGGCACGGTTCCCTTAAGCGAAGAGGCCGCCCTGGAAGGCGCCTACAAGGAGATCACGCCGTTTAATGTGGCCCTGGCCCGCGGGCTCAATCCCACGGCGTCCGTGGCTGCTCAGGCGCTTCATGACATTGTGATCAACTCAGATGCCGGGACTCGGGATGCAACAAAAAGCATTGCCGTGTCGGGCGCTGGCAACTGGGCGGTGATCGATGATGAATGGATTGTGGTGTTCCGTGATCCGGCGTCGTCTTATGCGGCCATTGAAACTGGCTCCATCTACGGCAAAAAATCCGGCCATGTTATTGATTTTGATGATTTGAGCGCGGCCATTGAGCCCGTGGACGGCGATGGCGACAAGCTGTTTTCCATTCCGGCTGATTTTTTTACCGGCGACTGGATCGACGGCGATACCTACGTGTTCGGCACCCTGGCCGGCGGTGATTCGGCTTATGCGGATGCACACGAGGGTTCCATCGGGCTGGGCGGCCTGGTAGCACCGGTGGATATCCGGGTGGAAGGTCTCTATACATTCCCCAACGGCATTTACACCATGACCTTTGTTTTCCCCCGGGCGCAGGTTTCCGGAAATCTGGAAATTGCCTATGCGGCAGAAGATGAAGCGGCTCCGCCCATTGTTTTTAACGCCCAGAATGCTTCCAGCGACAATGTGGCTGGCAATGCGGTGTGGGACAATATGCCTTTGGGCCGGATCATCTGGTCCCGGAACGCATAAAGGGTCTGATTTAACGATACATAACCATAAAAATCAATTTATGGAGGCGGCATGAGTAAAAACGGCGGCGGCGGGCGGATGAACCCGGCAATCACCACCATTGAAATCGGGAAGCGGGAATTAAAACCGCTGACTCTTTATCCGTTATCAATTCCGGACCAGATCGAGGTTTCGGAATTGATAACGGAAGCCCTTCAGGCGTTTTTTGATAAGGGAAAGAAACAAGAGGCGTTAGAGGATGGGGTTTTGCCGGAGGAAATGGAGAACCTGGTGTTTGTCGCTTTTCTGATAAACTTGATCCAAAAGAACCTGGTGAAGATTTTGTCTTTGATCACGGATTATTCGGACAAACAGATTCAGAAAATCATCCTGCCCGAGATCACCAATGAGCAGGCGGCGGATATCGCCATTATCGTTTTCCGGGTGAATTACGAGCGGCCGGCAAAAAACGTGTTGAGCCTCTTCAAGGGGAAGGTGGCGACGATCGTCGAGAATCTGCCGAACGACTCGCTGAAGAGGCTGTTGCAGCCATTATGGGGCGATTCCCCCAGTACCGAATCGAACATTTCTTCCGATGCCGTTTCAGAGACGGCGGATTAACCCTGGGCCAGGTGGATGCGCTGCTGGAGTTTATCCAGAAAGAGCGCACACGGGAAAGCGAAATCAAGGCGGCGGAACATGAGTTTTTGGCAGCCATTCATGGCCATAAGATTAAAAAAAACCGGCCAGTGGGTGAAAACGAATCAGAGAAGCAGCGTCCGGCTGAAGGAAAAGGCACGCCGATCCGGTTAAATTCCGGAGAAATTGTTTATTACGACGGGAATCCGGAATCCGTCGCCCATCTTCCCATGGAGGTTCGGGAGGAAATGACGGAAAAACTGATGGCTGATTTCCGGGGCATGAGTGTCAGCGGCGTTAAATTCGGATAAAAACGAAACGAAATTCACATCTGTATAATCGGAGATATTTGGCATGTCCACACAAAACATGAATTTGGGGACGATTTTTACTGCCAATATTTCCGACTTCCTTGCCAAGACCGCGGCGGTTCGAGCGGAGTTCGGCCGCCTGGCCGGAGTCACACAGCAGCACGCGGCAGCGGCGACCCGCACCAACCAAGCGTTAGCACAGACCGATAAAACATTAACGGCAACCAACAGGAACCTTGATGCCCATGGGAAAAAATTGGCCCATGTGGAGGGCGCTTGGAACCGCGTCAAGGCGGCAGCCCGGGTAACGGCGTCTTACGGGCTGGCGGCCACGGCGATTTTTGGCGTAACCAATGCGCTTCGTGCCGGCATTTCTGAAATGGCGGAATACAGCCAGTCGATTGCCAACTTAAACGCAATTATCGGGGATGTGTCGTTTGCCGAATTGGAATCCATGGGCGACAAGATGCGGGAAGTTGCCCGGGAAACGAAATTCTCTACGGCGGAAATCGGCCAAGGCATGCAGCTTCTGGCCCAGGCCGGCTTTTCCGCTGAGGAATCGTTGGCGGCCATTGACGCGGTAGCCACGCTGGCGACAGGTACGCTATCCAGCCTTGAAACAACATCTGATCTTTTGACCACGGCGATCCGGGCGTTTGGCCTGGAAGCATTAGAAGCCAATCGGGCGGCTGATGTTATGGCCAGTGCGATCAATGGATCCAAGCTGACGGTTGATAAACTGCGGACGGCTTTTAACTATGTGGGGGCATCCGCGGCCGAAGCGGGCTTGTCGATTGAAGAAACCGCGGCGTCCATGATGCTGCTGGCCAATAAGGGATTGAGAGCTTCGACCATCGGGACCGGTTTTCGTCAGGTGCTGGCTCGCCTGTTGGCGCCGTCACGGTCGTTGCGGGAAGAATTTGAGCGATTAAACATTTCGCTTTCCGATGTAAATCCGGTCCACAATTATGAAGGGGCCATGCAGCATTTGTCCAAAGTATTGTGGGACAACGAAAAGGCCACGGTGGATATGACCAAGGCCTATACGCTGTTCGGGCTTCGCGGCGCTCAGGCGGTGGCTGTTTTGGTGGAAGGGTTTCTTTCCGGGAAATTTGAAAAAGCCATTGAGCAGGTCCGGGGGATTGGGACATCTGCGGAAATGTCGGCCAAGCAGCAGGAAGGACTTCAGGTGATGTTTAAGAACCTGAAGGACCGGGCCGGCGAATTGGCGATTACCCTTGGCGAGGCCGGGCTGGTTGCCATATTCAGAGGGTTTTTGATCGTCTTGCGCGAAGCGGTTACCTTGTTGCGAAATTTTGCGGACAGTTCCGTGGGGGCCGCGATTATTCAAATTTCCGCGCTGACCGGGGCCATGATGTTGTTGGATAAAGCGTTTAAGGCCCTGGCGTTGTCGTCTTTTGTCACCGGGATTCGAACCGCTGTTGGTCTTTTAGGCGGCATGGGGGCCGCGATTGCAACGGTCAGCGCGATTGCCGGGAAGTTTGTCGCGGTTTTGTTGTCGGTTAAAACATGGATACTGGCGATCCCTATTGCGCTTTATAAATTTGTGACATGGTTTGAAAACTCCGGCGATGCGGCCATGAAAATGGCGGTCAAAGTCAATGAAGCGGCGGATACACTGGAGGCATTTGCAAGAATTCTGGAAGGATCTACTCCGGAAGAATATGGGGTGAACCTAAAACGGTTTGCCCTGGAGCACGAAGAACTTGCCGCCCGTGTTGCAAAGGCAGCCGGGGAGGTCAGCGTTCTCGGCATGACAATGGAGCAGTTTAAGACGGCATCGGCTGTTGTTGCGGCGGAAGATTTCAAGAAAAAAATTGAAAGCCTTAGTGCCGCGATTTCAAAATACAGCAGTACGCTTGTTTTGTCTGAAGGCTTTATGCTTGCGCGGCTTTTTATTGATGAAGAGGAAGCTGCGGGGAAGCTGGATCTTGCGCTTAAAGATTTGATTGAATCCCTTATTGAATGGACCGCTTCCGGGAAAATGACGCGCGATGAAGGCATGGCCATGATTGATACCCTAGCCGGCCAGAGTCGTCATTTCAATGATGTTTCAGATACCATCCGGGCAAAATATATCTCCGGTCTTGAAGCCGCTGAAGAAGCGGCGCGTCGGGCAAAGGCGACATTTGACAGCCTGGTCGGGGATGAAGCCCTTTCGGAATACCAAAATTTTTATGATCAGTTGTCTTTACTGGAAAAGTCACGATTTGCCAGCATGCTGTCGAATCTGCAAAAAGAGCAGTCGGAGTTTACCCGTCAAAACAGCGCGTTTAAATTGTCTGAAGAAGAAAAATATGCGGCCATGGCGGCGATGGAAGCGCAGCATTTTGCCGATTTTTACGCCATGCAGCACAAAAAAACCGACACGGCGGCGGAAAATGCCAATCGCTTGCTTCAGGTTTTAAAAGACCGCCTTGGCGAAGAAGTCCGGCTTCTTGAGACTGAGATGCGGGATAATGACCGTTTTTATCAGCATAAAATCAAAGCGGCCAGAGAAGCCGGTGAAGATATTGTCGGCATTGAGTCGGAATATAGCGACAAGAAGGCGTCTTTAAACGAAAAATTTACTCAGCTTCATGCCATTTTCATGAAGATTATCAAGGACCAGGAAGTCGATACATTAAAAGAGATTATTGCGGCGCACGACCAGGCACACGGCGCGAAAGTGACGGCGCTGGATAAATGGTATCAGATCGAGGCCAAGCGGGATCAGGAGGCGTTAAGCCAGAAGATCGACGCCATTAAGCAGCACTATACAGAGCAGGTCAAAGCGGCGGCCGATGTTGCCGCTGGGCGGACGACGGCGTTACAACAGGCAATAGAACAAGAGTTTTCGGTTATTAAGGATGCCAGCGGGAATATTATCGCTGAATACGGGGACCGCGAAACCAAGATCCGGGACCTGAGCAGAGACACCATTAAGTATATCCGTGATGATGCCGGCAAAATCATCGCTGTCCATGCCAAGAAAAACGAAGACATTCTTCAGCAGGAAAAACAGGCTTACGAAACGGCCAAGGCTGCATCCGTCGCAGCCTATGATTCCATGTACAATGAGATTGCCGGGGTCGTAAAACAGCACACCGACAATCAGTTAAGCAAGGCCAAAGAGTTCCGCAATGCTGAAATTCAGGCCCATAAAGAAGGGCTCGGGTCCCAGGCGCAAGAATTGGCGGCGCACCAGCGGGTAGTCGATGCGGCAAACGTGCGTTTTCTGGGCCGGGTTAAAAAGATCCATGAAGAAGAAGCGGCGCACTGGAAGGAACAGTTAAAGGGGATCGAGGATGAATACAAGCGGCTGCTCGGTGTTATTGAGGGACTGAAGGGCGACCTGATCAAGATAGAGAAAGATCGTGAGCAGACCATTTGGGATATGCGCACGAAACATATGGGTGATTATGAAAAGTATCGTGCGGAACAAGCCAAGGTTGCCGATTTGTGGGCAAAGGTTGAAGCCAACAATGAAATCGCGGCTGCGTCTGAATCGTTTGAAGAACGCGAAAGACTGCATAACGAAAACAAGGGTTGGTTGGAAGAAATAAAAAATCTTTCCCAAAGCATGAACAGAGAAATCAAAGAAGGGCAAAGCACAATTGTCTCTGGCCAGCAGGCGCTAAGTGATTCGCTGCAAAATTACAATAAAGCCATTGATGAAGAAAAAAATCAGATCAACGCACTCATGGGTCTTAACGAGGATCGTGCGTCTGCGCTGAAGGCACATTATGACGATTATCAGGCCCGTCTGGATGACGTTATTGATCAACTGGAAACCATCGAAGAGAAAGAATGGCTGGCCGAAATCAAGGTTAACATTAACGGGAAAAAAGATCTCGAAGACACTGTTAAGATGATTGACGGGTTGAAAGACAAGACTGTTAATATCACCATCCACCAGCACACAGTTAAAACTGAATCTGGAAAAGCCAAAGGCGGTCGTATCGGCTTTGCCACCGGTGGCAGACTCTTTGACACCGGCGGGCGGCTTCCCGGCTATTCATCAACCGATATCGTCGATGCCAAGCTCCGATTGGGTGAAGGTGTTCTCCGGCCGGAAGCCATGTCCGTCTGGGATCGTCTTTTTGGACGCGGTTTCTTCGAAGGATTAAACGCGCCCTGGTCGTCCATCGGCAAGACGATTATTTCCGCCATGAAATCGTTTTCCGTTCCTCAGTTCAAATTCGCCAAAGGCGGGATTGTCGGCGGCGCAGCGCCGGTGATGCCGAAACTCCAGTTTGCCGGCGGCGGTCGGGTGTCGTTCCCGAATTTAGGTTCATTGAATTTGAGCATTAATGACAACGAAGTCGGTAAAATATACGGAGAGCCCGATGTCCTCGGGATTCTCCAGCAGCAGATCAAGCAAAAAACACGCATGCGGAGTAATGGGTAATGCCAGTTTTGGGTGGGATTGTTCTCAGTAACGATATTAGCAGAGAAGATCTGCTGAATCATTCTCGGGTCGACGCCCGCATGGTACGGTCCAGGGCTTATACCCCGCTGATATGGGGCCAATCATTTGATCTTCTTGAATTTAATTTAATCGGCAAAAGCGATGCCGGGATTATCACCCATGCTGTTTTTAAAGATCTTTACGCGCTGGCGGCGGTCCCTATGGCCACCTATGATCTATCATATAACGGGGATGTGTACAGTGTGTGCTTCCGGACATGGGAGCAACCAGTGGTTGAGGCTGTTGCGATTGGACCCCGCGAACAGATAACGGACGATGATTTGTACCACAGCGTAGTCATAAAATTAATGGAAGCATAGGAGGCATAAATGACCACATCAGCAGATATCAAGTATCGAAAATCCGTCCAGCAGACCGACATCGCCACAAACGGCGGGCGCATGGGGACCGTGCGGATTATTTCCGGCGCGCGGCATGCCTTGTTTCCCCGGGTGACCAAATCCCAGCGGGCGCTCGGGCTTCAGCGATGGCGCAAGGCGTTCTGGTGCAATGAGAATGCCGACGATGAATCGGCCTACGGCGCCCTGGTGTTTTTGTACCGGCCCACCAATGCCGACGACCGGGTGTATCTGGCCAAGGGCACCCAGCGGGACGTGCAATCCGAATTCAACCGGGACGACTATCCCTACGGCCGGGTCTGGATGGGCGCGGGGGCGCTGGAGACGGCGTTGCTGGGTGGGGAAAGCGAAGTGGAGTTGGCCATGGAGGATGACGATTATCAGTTCCCCCAGGGCGGCTACCTGTATCTGAGCAATAACACCCAGGTCAGCCAGACCATTGATGCCGGCGTGAAGATCGGGGATTCGGTGGCGTATTCGTCCGGGTCCTGGAGCAAGATCCCGGCGGATGCCGACATCACCTATCCCAAGGGGTGGTGTGTGGGGGAAAACGAGGTTCTGACCATTGACGGCGACACCCATGAGGAATTTTTAAAGATCGCCGACAATCAGTATGAGGATGAGGTGATTGGCGCGGGCGATGGGTCGGACACGGATCCGGAGCTGGATACCCTGCTGCATCCCACCAACGGAATCTGCCGTCAGCCCGACTGGCTGCCCGTGGTCAAGGCCACCTGCGGGGGCGTGGAGCGCACGGTCAATGTGGCGGCGGACGGCTCCTGCTCCGGGTATTGTTCCGCCGGTGCGCTCAACATGGCCACCGGCGTCTGGACCACGGATATCGTGTGGACCACGGCTCCGGACAATGGAACCGACATCACCATCACCTACGCGGAAAACGCCTGGTCCTGGAGCGGCAATGTGGCCACCGTGGAGCTCGACGATACCGTGGCTAACGCCTATTCCGCTGACAATACCACGTTCGGCGCGGGGTGTGTGCATGAGGATGAAGTGGCGTGCAGCTTCGACAACTGGGTCGAAACGTCGTCGGCCGGCACCTATGATGAGGATACCTACCCGCTTGATCTTTACAACGACGGGACCGTGGAAGAAACCTGGACCCTGACGTTTTCTTCCGGGTCCGCCTTTACCGTGACCGGCGCGCATTACGGATCACTGGGGGCCGGCAATATCACCGGCGATTTTGAGCCACTCAATCCCGTGACCGGCCAGCCCTATTTCACCCTGGCCTCGGCCGGGTGGGGCGGCACCTGGGCCAACGGCGACACGGTTGTTTTCCAGACGCATCCCGCGACCGTTCCCCTGTTGCTGGAAAACTTCGTTCCGGCCGGGACAGAGGTTGAACCCAATAACCTGCTGCCCATCGGCAGTTATACGGAATAATAATGACCACCATCCGCACCCGCATATGCAACAAGCTGATCCCCGTGACCGCGGCCACGCCGGGACGGGTGCGCCGTGCGGGCGTGGAGGTTTCCGGCAACACGGTGACGGCCCGGATCATCAAGGCTGGCATTGGGCTCGATGAGTGCAAGGCCAGGGTCCGGACCGCCATTGTGCAGGCCCATATCCATGATGATCCTCTGGCTTTTTTTGAATGCGCCGGATACGGGACACCCCGGTTCGTCTGGTTCCGCGGGGTCAATATCAGCGGTAACGATGAATTTTCCGGGCGACATACCTATATCACCCTGGATTACAATCACCCGGCCGATCCCTGCCGCTGGGCCATCACCCGCATCACCGGCCAGCGACGATTTACCGATGGGCTTCAGTTTTACGTGATCCACCAGCCGGCGCCGAATCCCGGCGATATTCCGGGTTCCGGCGGCGACTGGCACAGCCTGGATTTTGACGACGCGGGCGGGATACTGGTGCAGTGCCAGTGTGTGCCCGGCGAAAGCCTGCGCCTGGAATGGGGCCTGAAATACGGCCAGGCATACAAGGGCGGCGTCATGGCCGGGGCATGGTTTGCAACGCCGGCGTTTACCGGCGGGGAGGTGATATCGGTTGACGGCGAGGACGAAGAGCGGACCGTGACTGTGCGAGCGCAAGGCGTGGAGATCATCTGCATGCCGACCGATTTTGCCGATTATGATGTCGGGGACTGGGTGTATCTGCTCAAACAGGGGGATTCGGACGCCGAAGAAACAAACCGCCAGTCGTCTTATGCCGGATCGGATCTGCCTGTTTCCGTGCGGCCGGCCCCGGTGCGTTTCAACCAGTTCGGCGCCAACGGGGATTATGACAAGATCGATTATAACCTGCTGTCCGGGTTGAATTTTAAACGCGGATTCGAGGTGTCGCAGCACATTGGCGTGATCACTGAACTCTGGCCGGGCAATGTCACGCCCCTGCGGGACGCCGCAAAGGTTCGCATCGCGGGCCTGGGCAAGGTGGAGTTTGATTTTGTCGATATATTTTATCATTGCGACGATTACGATGCGTTGGATCCGCTGACCGGTGGCATGGCAGCCTTTGGCGTGGATGATGAGGTCGTTGTGCTCAATGAGGGCGGCGGGTCGTATCCCAATGAATCAGACCTGGTGATTATCGGCCACAAGGAAACCCTGCGACGTTGCGGGAAAACCGGATTATATATTATCATTCGGGAAGAATCCGATGTTGCCGTGGCCTGGGATATCGGCACCAACCGACCGGCAGAGATCCCCGGCATTTCGTATCCGGCGACATACAATGAAATTTATAACGCCCTCAAGGACGCACACGATATTTATCAGCTCGACTCATGGACCGAATCGCTGTCGGGCCTTGACGCCTTAAATTGGGTAGTCGACCCCGGCGTCAGTAGTGTTTTTTCCCAGACGCTTTTCGGCGCCGCCATCACGTTTAACGATTTCATTTCCAGAACGTATAGCAACTGGTCAGACCTTTGGGAGATGTATATGACCATCGAGTGGACCAGCTCGCAATATGGCCAAAATTTTTATAATCCACCCCGGTATGTCCGGCTTCCCGGGCAAACGAATCGGTATTATCAATATCTGTTTGAGTCCTGGGAGGGGTCCAGTAATTCACTGATCCAATACATTGAAGGACATCCCGGCGGCGGAACTTACGCAAACAGTGGTGCCAGAAATTCGACCGTAAAAATCGCCCCGTTGTTTGGCGGTGATCAAGCCGCGATCTCTGAAACAGCGGAAAGCCGATCCGATTCCGGAGATCTGGACGGAGGAGCGCCGGGGCTTTTAATCCCCCCCCCATATTGTTGGAGCAGCTACAAGGGGCCAAATGGGCTTTTTTGGTCATTTTTGGAATATGCGGCATATGATCCAACCCCGTTGCGTAGCAGTATCGGAATCAAATCTTATGAGGGTAATGTAGTAGTTTTTTCCTATTATGCGGGGCTCAATGTCGACCTTGATATTCGCGTACAGACCGACGTCCCGTTGATCGACGAAGAAGATCCGGAACAGGGGTATGCGTTTGACTGGAACCAGCTTCGGGGCCTGAGCATGACTTCTATTAAATCCTATTTCCCCAATCTCGGCACACGGGGAATTTATGTTCACCTGGCATCGCCGAAAGAATAGAGGAGCGACTACCATGACCGAAAAAAAAACCAGCGCTGGATTTACCGATGATTCCGTCGGATTCCAAGTGGAGTTTCATAAAAACATCGCCGACGACGGGCACCTGGAGGCCGTTATCAAGGGCGAGCATAAATTTTACGGGTATCTGGTGACGGCCGAGCCCAACGAAAACATGATCAACTGGAAACGGTCAGACACCGGAATTGACACGGCCGATGATCTGATCATCTCAGGCGTCGGGGCTTTCTCCATTGATCCCGTCGAAATCGGCAATGCCGAAAAAATCACTATCCGCGTGCTGCATTCGGCGTCGGACGGATCGTGCAAAATCATTCCGGTGGGTGTGTTTGACCATAATGGCGACGATGTGGGGCACACGCCGCTGGGAGAGTTGACCTTTGCGGCCACCGCGGTCAAATATTTGATCGATACCAGCCCCGATGTGTATCAATACTACTCCCACGCCCAGGAGGTCGACGCCTTCGGGTTCCACAAAATCGGCATTTTGATTTCCGAGATCACCGGCACCAACAACCAGGTGACCGTCTGGATCGGGCCGCTGGCCGCCACTGCTGACGATACATCCGGCAACATCGGCCACATTACCATTATGGGCGGAGAATAATCTCAATGCCGCTGTTTAAAATAGCGCATCAGCAATCGCAAGACCCACCGATCCGGGTTCCCCTGGCCGTGATGGGTGGTTATGGCGATCACGCCCCCGTGATGCTGATAGGCGGGTTCAGCGGCTTTGGAGCATCTTTGCTGCTCAATCATCCATTTAGCGACGGCGGCGGTGCGTTTTGCGCCGGCTGGTCCCTGGGCCGCGGTGCGGATCTGGCTGTGGGCTGCGGCATGGCCGACCGGATCAATATGGCCCTGATCTGGCAGATCGGGGTTTATGCCACCGCATCACTGGCCCTGATAAAGACGCTGTCCCGTGACGATCATGCCGGGGCCTCTCTGGCCGTTTTACCGTCATTGGCCGATGAGATCCGTGGGAATCTGCTGTCCATTACCAGCCTGACCGATCGCGTATCCGCCGGACTCAAGCATTTGAGCACGCTGTCCCGTGACGATCATGCCGGGGCCTCTCTGGCCGTTCTGCCGTCATTGGCCGATGAGATCCGTGGGAATCTGCTGTCCATTACCAGCCTGACCGATCGCGTATCCGCCGGACTCAAGCATTTGAGCACGCTGTCCCGTGACGATCATGCCGGGGCCTCTCTGGCCGTTCTGCCGTCATTGGCCGATGAGATCCGTGGGAATCTGCTGTCCATTACCAGCCTGACCGATCGCGTATCCGCCGGACTCAAGCATTTGAGTGCGCTGTCCCGAGACGATCACGCCGGGGCCTCTCTGGCCGTTCTGCCGTCATTGGCCGATGAGATCCGGCAGGTCATTGCCCTGGTGTATTCATTAACCGATGGCGCCCGTGTACCGGCGGCCCTGCGGCAAACCCTTTCCGGCGACCCGGCGGCCGCGGCTCTGGCGCTCATCCATGAACTGGCCGCCCACAATGACATCCGGGTCCCCCTGGCCGTGCGGTCCATGCTCGATGATTACGCGGCCCGATTTATCACGGTCACCGCCGAAATCTATCTGGACGGCCGGCCCCTGTCCCGGCGGTTCGTGTCCGCTGAAATCGCCTACGATGAGGGAAGCGTACACAACAGCATCACTATTCAATCCGCTGATCCGGAGCTGTTCGCCTGGGCCGATCCGGCCCTGTATTACGGGCAGCCGCGCATCGAGGCCCAGGTGGGCGGCCGTATGATGCAATTTTTGATAGACACCCGGCCCGGCGAGATGACCGATTTCACCATCAACGGCATCAGTGTTTCGGCGTTAGAAGACGCGCCCCATGCCGCTGAAATGGATTTTACCCTGGACGCGCCGGAGCTGGCCTCATCTATTGCGGCCCGGCTCACCAACTACTGCCCGGTGGACTGGCAGGCCGGGGACTGGGTCGTGCCGGCGGATTTTACGTTTTCCGGCGTGCCGCTGGACGGTATCCAGGCACTGGCATCCGAGATCGGCGCCATTGTGCGCTGCCAGGACGACGGGTCCCTGCTGGTGCGCAAGCGTCGGGTGATCCGGCCGATTCATGCGGATGCCGCGACGCCGGGTATTAATTACGATCAGACAGACCTGATCTCCCTCTCCCAGGACGATGATCCCGCGGCCGGCTTCAACGCCGTGCTGATCACCGGCCGGACCCGGGACGTGTTCATTCCCCAGATGATGCTGGAGCCGGACGCAGACGGCAATACCTCGTTTAATCGCGGCCGGACCGTCTATATCCGGGTTTACTGGGCCGGGAACCCGGTGACGGTGATCGATACCTACGTCACCTCCGGCCTGCTGGCGCCCGTGGCTGACGGCGCGTTTTTCCTCCAGACCGAAGAGGCCCTGGTGGAGTTTTCATCCGGAGCCGCTTCCGTGAATCTGCCCATCCATGCCGTGATCGGCGTGGAGTGGATCGGCACGCCCGGCGGCCCGGTATCGTTTGTGCCGTATTCCCGCGAGCTGACCATCCCGGATGCCGGGTTTGCCGTGGCCCGGATTAAATATCAATCTCGATATCAGCGGTATCGGGCATTCGGTCACAATGTGGAGCGGCTGATCGCGGTGCTGTATCTGGAGCCTGCCGCTGATGATGTGGTGGTGGACGTGCGCATGACCGGCACGGATACGGCGGATGTAACCTACGGCCCGCCCATCAATGCCCCGCTGCTCACCACGGCGGCAGCGGCTGTGGAGCGGGCAACGGCTTTTCTGGACGCGGCCCGGTACCGGACGGCCGGCGGGTCCGTGGAGGCCCCGTATAACGACGCGGCTATCGACGGCGCCCTGGCGTATATCAACGATGACCAGATCGGCTATCCCGGCAATCATTACATCACGGCATCGCGCATCATATTTGACGGACCTAAAATCACCAACAGCTTGAGGATTGAGAAATGTCTGACATCCTTCAACTCTTAGGGGTCCCGGCCGGCTCTTACGTGGAGTCCGGCGTGATCCTGGAGGCCGTGGGCGACCGGCGGTACCGGGTGAGCGTCGGGGCCAGGGAGCTGGTGATCCGGGCCGCCACGTCACCGGCCGCTGATGCGGAGCTGGTGCCCGGCGCCCGGGTGGTGGTCAACCGCACCGAAAAGGGACGCTATATTATCGCGGCCACCAAGCAACTTAATTTTTTAACTAAACAGGAGGTCGTCATCGATGGCTGAAAGACAATATCCCACCGCGTCGCTAAGCATTTCGTTTCAAACCGAAATTTTTGATCCGGAAAACCCGGACGCGCCGGCAGAGGCTCATCTCTCCGTGGCCGTGGAGGCTGACGACAACGGCGGCAAATCATCATTCCTGTTCGGCGATACGGTATATTATCGCGTTTTCAAGACGCCCAATATCACATCACTGATCGTGGTGACCTCAGACGGATCTGAAAACGGCCACCGCACCGGCTTGACCGCGGAAGTGCAGCAGGCCGTGGCCTTCACCGGATCGGACGTGGCCGGCGTTTCCGGGTATCTGCACCGGCTGATTTCAGCCTCGGCCATGGGCGGGGCAAGCCTAGGGGCCATCAGCAAGGCCGGCCCGACCAGTATCCGGTGTTCCAAGCAATCCACCGGCCCGCTTGATCCCCTGGTGGGCGTCTATAATGTCCGGTTTGAGACCCGGTATGATCTGCGGCGGCTGTCCAACGTGGCCCAGCCCGCCGGGTTCGGTGTGGACGGATTTACCTCCTATCCCGTGGTGGTCTACCTGGTGGGAGTTTTGTAACAATGAGCGCGCCCACCACATCTACCACCGTCAACTACGGCCGCCCTAATGATGTCCGCGCGGACCAGGACCGGGAGCAGGTGTTTATCGACCTGGACGACGACCGCAACGAGGGGAAGACCGAATTCGGGCCGGGGGAATCCGCGTTTTTCGACGTGATCCCGCCCGGCGCCGACGTGGAAACCTCAGCCGGCACAGCCAGAAAGATCGGGTCGAACATTCCCACAGAGTATACGGAATGCATCACCTTTGCCGATTCGGCCATGGGGAAACTCAGCCAGACTCCCCTGGGCGCGGTGGACTGGGAGTGGCGGGGTCGTGCCGGCGGAACCCCGAAATTTATCGACGACCAGGTATTTTTAAATGAGCCGGTGGTGGGTGTCCTTTGTGCCACCTATGAGGCCCTGGGCGACCGCTGGCAACTGACCGTGACGGACCGGGACATGGGCGTGCACGATGAAATGCCCGTGGTGGTGATCGTGGAGGATGAAGACGGCAACAAAACCGATACCACCATCACCTGGAAGCGCGGCGAGGGCGACGACCCGGCCCCGGTGGCCACGGATATCGAAGTCCGGGATTTCTGCACGGATGAGCCGGTGGCCGGCATCCGGGTGCACGTAAACGGCGCTTTGGCGGGCACCACCAATGCCGCCGGTGTGGCGTATCTTGGCATGCTGATCCCCGGCCGCCGGTATGCCCTGCGGGTGACCGATCCGAACGGCCTGTACGTGAGCAGCGAGGCCGATGTATTGAGCAATGATGCGTTTACCATCCCGTTGAGCGGATAAGGAGAACAACCGAATGACGATACGACAAATCCAGATGAACACGCCGGTGCTGGTGTCGCAGCCGGTAAAGATCTTTATCGGCCGGAACAGCCCGTTTAGCGTGGTGGTGCTCAACCCCGTCGCGTATCAACCGTATTCGGCGGCCCAGATGGAGGCGATTACCCGGGTGGTTTTGAAATATACGCCGGTCGCGGGGGCGAATGCGGAATATATCGATTCCGATGTGGCTGAAAACGAAGGAATGTTTGATTGGGAAACATCTGCCTCCTTCGGCCGTGTGATGATTGATCCGGGGACAGCGCCCTTTTCGCCTGGCACGGACAACGCCGCCGAAGTGATCGTCTTTGACGCGACATACCCCAGTGGCCGGGTGGTGGCCCAGGTGCGAATGATCGTATCGGATGAGGCCGCTGACGATGCCGTGCTGGTCGGCGTCATCGGAACCACGGCGGCCCTGGATGTGACTACGGACTATAACATGGTGACGGCGGATCTGAGCCGCCGCTCTATTTGTCTGCTGGCGGCCACGGACAAAAACATTTACCTGCCGGCCGGGACGGAAGCAATGAACGGGAAACGGGTGACGTTTATCCAGGGCAGCACCGGCCGGGTGATTGCCAATGCCGCTGACGGCGACACATTGGTGTCCACGGGAGAAACACAATTGATCAGCGGCAGTTTGTTTGCGGCTGTCACGCTGGAATACAAGTATGCCGTTAGAACATGGATCGGCATCAGCGCACTTGGAAAATGGGGTACACCGACATGATGAAAAAATATTTCATAATTTTATTGATTTGTTTTTGGGCGGCTGTCGCGTCGGCTGATCCTTGGTCTGTCAATGACTACACCGATGAGGACAAGGCCAAGGTTGACGCCCTAATCCTTGACGGCGGTGAGACAGGCGATGTGCTAACGCAGCAGGAGGACGGCACGTTCGCCCCGGCAGCCCCAGGGGAAGCATCTGTTACCGCCGAAAACATGGAAAACGCTATCAGCGGGACGGATGAGGAAACCGATCCCACAGGCGGCAATTTCCCGATTATCATCACCGAGGCGCTGTACTGGATATCATGGGATAACATTGTGACGGCCCTGAACCTTGGCGGCATGGCAACCATTGACGACGCGCCCAGCGACGGCACGGGCTATGTTCGCAAGGATGGCGCGTGGGCGGCAGAATCCGAAGGCGGCGGTACAGGCGACGGTGATGTGACCGGCCCTGCATCATCCGTTGACGGGAACATCGTTGTTTTCAGCGGCGAAACCGGCAAGATCATTGCTGACGGCGGAGCACCGCCTGTTGATGGCACAGATGGCCGTGAAGTTGAAATTGACAATGACGGAACCAACATCCGCTGGCGCTGGTATGATCAGACTCCCGCCGATGAGTGGAAAAACATCATTGCCGTAGCCGACCTTGAGGGAGATCCCGGTGATCCCGGCGATCCAGGGACACCCGGCACAGACGGCGACAGCGTGGAAATCCGTGTTGATTCTGGATACATCCAGTGGAAGTTGTCGCTGGCGGCTGAATGGACGAACATCATCTCTATTGCTTCCATAACTGGGGCAGATGGAGAAGATGGGGCTGATGGAACAGAAATCGAATTACAGAAAATGGCAACTCATATCCAATGGCGATATGTCGGCGGTGAATGGTCCGACCTTGTGGCCTTGGCTGATATCACTGGTGCTGATGGTGAAAATGGCCTTGCTGGAGCAGACGGCGAAGAAGTTTCTTTGCAAAAAACAGAAACGCATATCCAATGGAAGCTCGGTGATGGTGAATGGCAAAATTTAGTCGCTCTTACTGATATTACGGGCAATGACGGTGCAAACGGACTTGACGGCGCGGACGGCTTAGATGGTGCTGATGGATCAACATGGGAATCTGTCAACGGCATCCCGACCGACCCCCCTGCCGGGGGCGTTGGATCGTTTGCGCTGGATTACAGCACAGGCGATGTCTACGAATATATGGCCGGGGATATCTGGAGCTTTGTCCTTAATATTGTCGGCGCTGATGGAGACGATGGGGCAGACGGGGCTGACGGAGTGGATGGTGCAGACGGCAAAACCATCCTTTACGGGGCGGTCGATCCGACAACCGAAGGTGTGGACGGTGATTTCTATATCAACACCGCCACAAATTTTATCTACGGCCCGAAGGCGACAACGTGGCCCGCTGGCGTGAGCATTGTCGGGCCTCCGGGCGATCCCCAAACAGCCGATGGGGTTGCAACCCTGATCCACGCCACATCCGGCAAGACCACACCCGCTGACGCTGACGAGATCCCGCTGATTAATTCGGCGGCAAGTTATGTCATGAGCTTTGTTACATGGGCGAACTTGAAAGCGACGCTTGAGACGTATTTCGATGGGCTTTACATCGAAGATGGCGAAACTATAACCATCACGCTTGGCGACGAAGATTCCACCGATGAAGGCGTGATGGGGTGGGATGCAACTGACGATGAGCTTGAAATCGGCGCGGGCGGCGGGGTCAAAAAGACGTTTAAAGCCGTGGGCGAAGATGATTCCTACCAAACCCCGCTGACTGCTGGAACCGACTACCAAACACCTTTAGTCGCCGGAACCGATTATCTTGTTCCCGGGGAGTGGTATGACGACGATCAGGAAAACATCCCGTTATCTGATTTTGACAACGACCTTGAGATGCCGAGTGGCGGCCTTGACTGGTCAAACATCATCACCGAAAACACAAATGCGGAATCCGGCAATGGGTACATGGTCGACGCGACAGCGGGTAATGTAACGATTACAGCCCCTGCTGCTCCTGAGGCTGGCGTAAAAAGCCCGTGGGGAATGGCTGACTATAAATATGCCGCCACAACAAATACGATCACGGTTGGCCGCAACGGCAGCAATATCGAAGGCCAAGACGAAGATTTGACCATTGATTATAAAGGAGCGGTGCTGCACTTTGACTATTCCGATGTCAACATGGGTTGGAAAATTACATCTTCCGTTATACCAGACCAGAGCTACGCATGGACGGACACCACGCCTCCGACCCTCTTATCTGCTTCCGTTGACGCAGACGGCGTTACCTATCGTTTCCCGGCCAGTGAACCCGTCACCAGCGGCGTTGACGGATGGGATGATTTCACCGTTGAATGGTCAACCACCGGATCAGTCGCGCTTACCTACGATTCGGGCGATGAAACCACAGAGCTTGTTTATACCGGGGATTCGGCCATTGGCTACGGCGAAACCATTGCCGATGGGCTGGACTACACGCAACCCGGCGACGGCATACAGGACATGTCGGGTAATAATCTGGCAACGCTTACCGATATGGCGGTCACGAATAACGTGCCGGAAGTAACATGCTCGTCAGCTTATGATGCAACCTCAGTTGGTACGACCGACATAGATATTTTTGACGATGCAGCTTACAAATATGTCGGCACGGATATTGTTCCCGCCGAAACGATAACGGTTTGTCAGGTTGATTTTTACATCAGCTACAAGGCGGGCGATATCAGCGGGAAGACCTTCCGGGCTTATTTATGCACCGCGTCAACGAACAATCTCAACGCAATGACAGAAGCCGATGCGACTGTGACCGGCTCAAATAGTTGGGCCGATGCCTCATTGTCAACCGGCACAGCGGTCAGCTTTGAGTGGTCGGCTGGCTACGAAATGACCGGCAGCACCCGGTACATGATCGTCATTACAATGGACGGCGAGGCCGATGCCTCTAATTATGCCGAGCTTGAGCTTAACAGCGACGAAGTAATACCAAGCGGGACAGCGGAACGATGGAACGCTGATAAATCCCTGTCCGGCGGCGCAACCGGCGCACCGAAAATAGAGATATACACGAATGATTAAATATCTTGTTACCTTATTAATCGCTATGTCGGCTGTTCCTGTGGCGGCAAAAGACTTGTTTGTATCCACCACCGGCAGCGATGCCGTGTCTTATGCCAATAACGATATAGACAATCCTTGGGCGACCGTTGAAAAAGCGTGGGCGGACGCTCAGACCAATGATGTCGTTTATTACCGGGCCGGGACGTACACTATAACAACGCAGATTGATAACCTGACCAGTGGTTCAAATGTGACCCATACGAATTATCAGGACGAGTCGGTGACGTGGGCAAGCTCGCTTTGCGCTGACCGCGGCGTAATTATGGTTAGCGAGAATAACATAACCGTTGATGGGATTAATGGGACATGGACCGGCGCGGAATTTTGCTTTGCTGATACCGGATTTTTCGTAATGGGGTGGGCCTCTAAAGCTGGGGTTGCCGATTATTTCACTCTCAAAAATGGAACGTGGACGTTTGCGAAATACGGGCAGAATGGCGGGATCGTTTTTGCTCGGCAAACCGGCGAGGATGTTGCTACCCATGTCACCATCGAAAACGTTAAGATAACCGGCACTGGCGTGTTCGACTGCAACGATACCGAATGCCCCGCACCGTATGGGTCAATGAATACTTGCGGGATCATGATGTTTGAGTCTGAAAACTGGGCCATTAAGAATTGTGAAATATCCAATGTGAACACGGGCATATTTTACAATAAGCACGCCAACGCGGACGACAGCGACGGCGGGACGGTTCAAAACACCTATATTCACACCGTAGGGCGCGTAATCAACACCCAAGCGAATTACACGGACTTCGTTAATAATATTTTCGATGGCAGCTTTTCAATGGGTTACGATTCCGGGGCAAGCGCTGATGGGAATATAGGATCAGACTATAACACATTCACCCATAACACGATTATCGGCAGCGTTACTTTGGAAGATAAGACGCGAAGCGGCGACAACGCCTTGCCCGGCGCACAATATAATGAGTTTGAAAATAACATCCTGATATCGAGGTTTGATGTATTCCCATACGGCAGCGGGAGCCATAATACATCAGGGGATTACAATCTTTATGGGGCCGGGGTCTATAACGACCGGGACACCTACACCGTGGCCGAATGGCAGGCGTACAACAGCACAGATGCTAATTCTATCGCCGGTACGCCTACCTTTGTAGGCGGCGCAAGCCCCGAAACCATTGCCGGGTTTGCGCTGACATCCGAAAGTGCCGGATATCAAGCATGTGCGGACAGTAGCGATATGGGCGCGGACGTATCTCTTGTCGGGGCTGATGTTGCACCACCCGATCCCGACCCCACCCCCGGCAGCATAACCAAAGGCGGCGCGTCAACGATCAGCAAGGGCGGCGCAAGCACAATTTCAACGAGTGGAGAATGACATGAAAAAACTTGTACTCTTATTCCTGCTTCTGGCGGCTCCGGCACAAGCGGAACTCTTGTCTAATCTCATCCCGGCTCCAACGACGGATGCCGAAGATGTGGCCGTAGCCGATACCGAGGAAAACTTTACCGGCGAGGATGTCGAGACCGTGCTTGCTGAGATTGCAGATACTATCAGCGGGCTTGGCGGCGGGCATGACGCGGTAACACTTGGAACGTTTGCGGACCTGTTTTTGTCGTTGACCAGCCAACAGCTTGATCTTGAATTGACGGACCCCGGCGCTGATAGAGCGATTATATGGGATGATGATCCCGGCGCTTTTGCATGGCTGGATTATTCGGGGTTTGTTACCGGCACGCCGTGGACATCGGAAGGCTACTTGACAGAGGAAGAAGATCCAGATTTTGCCGCATGGCTTTTAACTGGTCCGCTTGATGATTTTTTAACCGAAGAAACGGACCCGTCATTTGTTGACTGGTCTGTGTCGCAAGCCCCGGCTGTTATCCACGCTGATAATTACACGGACACGAACACAACATATTCAGCCGGAACCGGCATGGGGCTTGAGGGAACGACATTTAACTGCACAATCACGCAATACACGGATTCCGACGCGGTAACGGCCATTAAAGCGGATGAGGACTGGAACGCTTCGGCATGGGATGCGCTTGTCTCATTTAATTGGGATTACGATTATGCGGATCTGATCAATACACCCACGATTCCATCCGGCAACGAGATTATCGACTGGACAACGGATCAGGGCGCAACTGACATTCACAGCGGGAATTACACGGATACGACGCTTACCGATGAACAGGTGCAGGATAAGGTTGGCGCGATGGTATCCAGCAACACGGAAACCGGGGTATCTGTTACCTATCAGGATGATGATGGAACAATTGATTTTGAAGTCGGCACGCTCAATCAGGATACTACCGGAAGCGCCGGAAGCCTCAAAAGCCCCGCCACAACCGGCCTGACGACCATAACCGGCCCGGCTGCTGGCGAGACACGGGCAAAGACTGTGCGGGATGCAAACGATACGCTGCTTGAGCTTGGCGGGACGTACACGCCTACGGGAACATGGACATGGACATCCGCGACGGCGACATGGCCGACATTTAACCAGAATACAAGCGGCACGGCGGCGGGGCTATCATCAACTCTTGCCGTAGCATCGGGCGGCACAGGGCAGACCACAGCGCAAGCGGCCATTGACGCGCTGACGGCGGTATCAGCGGCCACGAATGAGCATGTGCTTACCAAAGATACCGTTACCGGGAACGCGGTATGGAAAGCGGCGGCGGGCGGTAGTGGCGATGTTGCCACGGATACAATATGGGACGCTGCCGGGGATCTGGCCATAGGCACTGGCGCAAATACAGCGGCAAAAGTCAGCATCGGCGCGGAAGAAGTGGTTGCCAGAATCGGCGCGGCAAACATTGACGGTATATCAATGGCCGAGCAGACCGTCTTAGGGCGGCTTACGGGCGGGTCGATTGATGATGTTGCCATAGGCATTGCCGACAACAATATCGTGCAGATGGATTCCGCAGATGCGGCTGACGATGAATATGCGCGGTTTACGGCAAATGGGCTTGAAAGCCGGTCAAAATCGGAAGTCGCGGCAGACCTGAAAGACCAGTTCCCGCAAGCGATTACCGATAATCATGTTCTGACAGTAGATTCCGCAGATGCGGCAACGGGTGAATATGCAAAATTCACCGCGAACGGGATTGAAAGTAAAAGTATTGCCGAAGTTCAAACAGATTTAGGCATCTCTGGATATAAAACCATATACATCGACGCTGGCGCAATGGTCCCGGCGACCACAAACCCGGCAGAAACCGGCACGAAAGAATACGGAACAAATGATCTTGACGCGGACTATTTCGCTTTTGACACCGGCGCGACGGAAGAGCGCGTTTCCTTCAAGATCGTCATGCCGGAAGATTATGATTTAGGCACGGTCAAGGCCAAATTTTACTGGTCGTCTGCTACGGGGAGCTCAACGAGCGATACCGTGGAATGGGGCATCAGCGCCGTTGCAATTGATAACGACGGCGCAATGGATGTCGCCAAAGGTACGGCAGTCACGGTATCCGACGCCCTGCTTGCCGATAACGGCGCGGACTTGCAGATTTCGGCGGCAACTGGGGCAATGACCATCGGCGGCACACCCGCTGCCGGTAAGCTGGTTGTGTTCGAGGTTTACCGCAATACGGACGGCACGGACAATATGACCGAAGATGCGTGGTTGTTTGGCGTTGTTATCCAGTATCAGCGCACAACTACGGCGATGGCGGGGTGGTAATATGAGCTTTTTAAGGCATCGTAGGAAGCATTTTCGAGTCGTTGCTGGCGGCTGGCCGGACGATGACGGCTATCTCTATAAAGATGGTGATTATGAAGATGAATGGGTCGCCGGGTATACCGCTGGCACAACAGTGACACAGGGGAAGGCCGCGGGCAACTTATGGATTACACTAAACGTCACAAATGTTGCCGAGGGCACATGGGTAACCGACAACACTGTTTATTTGACCAACTCGAATAAAATAAAAATTGAATGGCAATTTTCAGCCGCTTCGAATTTGCTAGCCGCGATTGTAATAAGCACTTCTAAATCAAATAGCTACGCAACTTATACGGCCAGAGTCACCAAGTCAGATTTAGAACTGAAACAAACGACAGAGCTTGCCCTCACAGGAATTAGCGCGGGGAATTACTATGTCCGGGCGCATCTGGTGTTGACGGCGAAAGCCAATGTGAACAAGACGCTTAATATCTATAAAGTTTATATCGAATAGGAGCAACAATGGAATGGTATAGCAGCGCAGACAGTAAAAACAGCGGCTCGTGGAAATACGGCTGGAAAGAAATTGACGGCAAGAAGGTCGGGATGCTGGTGACGTTTGAAGCGGCCGAAATCGTCAAAGTTGATAGCGAAGAGGCCGTCAAGAAAATCCGCGCGGGGCTTGACCATCTGGCCGCGCTTGGGTGCGATTATGCCATGATCCCTGGCCCGGCAATGAACCCGTGCCTCATAAAATATCATATGATGGCCGAACCGAATTGCCGTGCGTTTAAAGGCCCGGACGAAGTCGCGGACAAAGAAAAACTGATAGATGATATGTCCGCGCTGATAAAAGAGGATACCCCGCTGGTTTGCGCCGTTGAAAGCAAGTATGCCGTTACAGAGCAAATCTGGCTACTATTCCCATTAAAAGAAGCCCCGCCGTGTCCGTTCTCATTTCTGACATGGGACAAAGACGGCAATGGCACGGTAGTAGCCGATAAGCCGGAATCCGGCGAGTGGGTGACGACAACGGAATTTAAGCCCGGTGACGAGAAAAGCATCAAGATAACTGTGCGGGATGGCGGCAGAGAGATCCAGGCGGTAAGGCAGGCGGCGAAATAACAACACAACCAAGCGGAGAAAGGGGCAAGATGAATGGCTACCATCAAGACCACCCGAGAAGAACTGATTAAAGACATTAAAGACGCGCTGATGCTTGAGATGCGGGAATTGATGCGGGAATACGCTTGTCCCATGAACCCCAACGACAAAGAAGAAGTCCAGATATTTTACCAATTTGTCAAGGACGCTGGCGACGGCAAAAGCATATCATCCGGCGTGCGGAATCTTAGGTCTATCATTGATTTTGTGGCCGGAGTTAAAACAAAAAAGACCGTGGCAACCGGCGTGGCTTTCTTTTTGTTCGTCACGGCGCTTGCCGGATGGCTATTGACCACTGTAGCCAGCGGGCTTAAGGAATCGCTTAAAGCGTGGATGTTAGGGTGATGGACCGCCAGCGCCTCATATTTCAAATTATTGAGCATGAAGGCATGGAGCTAAAGCCGTATCAATGCACGGCTGGCAAGATCACAATCGGCGCAGGGCGTAACCTCACGGATAAAGGCATCACCAGAAACGAGGCCATGATGTTGCTGGAAAACGATATCGACGAATGCCTTGTGGACCTCAATAATAACTTGTTCCCTGATTTTTTTCTGTTCCCGCAAGCGATCCAGCTTGTTCTTGCGGACATGCGGTTTAATATGGGGCCGCGACGATTCAGGACATTCAAGCGCATGATTGCCGCCGTCAGTCGCCGGGACTGGAAGGCAATGGCGCAAGAAATGGAAGATTCAAAGTGGTGTGCGGACGTTAAAAGCCGATGCGTTAACCTTGTAAAAATGGTGGATGACCTTGAAAACATACCAGCATGAACCGGCCTGCTGCACCGGCGCTGAGATCATCCGCATCGGGCTTGCCGTTGTTGTTGCCGTAGCCATTGGCATTGGCGGCGCGGGGGTTGCGATTGTCCGGGGCGGTTGCCGGAAATGCGGGAAGGCGTATCGGTGGGCGGCGCGGTGGTATTGTGAAATGACAGGCGAAAGGGACATGCCATGACAGACGATAAAAACCTCGTTATCGCGGCCTTGCTGATTATCGCTATCCTGATTTTCTTTTGCGATATCCCGCAGCCGTCCGTTAATATCCTGAATAACATCATATCCGGGCTTTTGGGCTTGGCCGTGGGTAAGGCGGTGGCGAAATGACAAATCCGTTTAGATCAATCCTGGCCGGGTGCGCCTGGCTCATGGACAAATACCGGGCGGGCGGTGAATATTTTGCAAGCCGGAAACGCCTACAGGACCATCGGGTTGATCTTAAGCGCAACCTGGATCACGCATTGGCAAAGAAGCGGCTTGAACAGCGCGTGGCCGACATGGTGACATGGCCGGATGGTAGAGTTGGCTTTTCTATGCCGCCACGAGATAGGGACGGCAACGTGATCAGGTTTAAACCTCAACGCTTTGCGCATGATTCCACCGGCCACATTGACGATTGTTTTCCAGCGCCGGATGGAACGGGGATACATCACCTGGAGCCGGGCGATGCTGGCCGGTCGATAAGAGGTTAAAAAATGCTGGTGATCCTGGCGTAATGGGAAGTCGTGAAAAATCGACGTAATGGCTCCAGGCATAGCGCGTCCCGTTCCAGCATTTTAAAATTGGCGGTCCCGGCATAACCGATGATTGGGCACCGGGGGCTTGTGGTAAGATACTTGTCGCCGGGACCGCCATTAACACACAACGCAAAAAGGAGAAAAGCACATGGCAGATTTCGAAAAGCAATTCGAGTTCACAGGCAAAGACGGTACGGTGTATCCGATCACGGTCACCATCGGCGGCGTAGATGTCGGCGTTGACGCAACAGGGGCACCGGCAGGGCAGGGGTTCACCCCAATTGATACAACGACATGGCAAAAAAAAGACCCGGTAAAGGGATTGTTTTTCCCCGCGCTGTTGCCGCCTGCCGGATCGTATCAGATCAAAACGCCCAACGGGACCATCGTTTTTGTCTCAAACAATTGGGATACGTTTATTCCGGCGTATTGGGAGATCGACAAAGAGAAGTCCCTCGGCTATTACTTCCGGCAACAGTTCCCGCATGTGCCGTGTAGCGAGCGGTATTAAACGGTAGCACATGGACTGCATCGTTTACCGGGGCGGGTACAAATACCAACTCAAGGCGACATATCAGGTTCAGGTCGAGATCCGGCCTGAATCTGATATCGCCAGTGAGTTTATCGCGCTGGATTGCGATGGTCGCCTGACAATCAGATCCGGGTACGCATGGGATGGCCCATCCGGGCCTACGATTCCAACGCTGTCATTTCTCCGCGGGTCGTTGATCCATGATGCGCTCTACCAGTTAATCCGCGAGGGCTGGCTCTTTCTTAAGCACCGGGAAGCCGCTGACAAGATTTTACGGCGCGTCTGCATTGAGGATGGGATGTCGCGTATCCGCGCATGGTGGGTATATCACGCGGTTCGAGTGTTCGGCAATCCTGCCGCTGATCCGGCGTGCACCAGGCCGTGCATGACGGCCCCTGACGGGTGTTAAGCCGACTGTGCTTGTGGCCGGTCGGCGGTTACTTTAACTTGAGTATGCCATACATTCCAAAATAAAAGTTTACACTCACAAGCCCCGCCATTATAACGATAAGCGTAGGTTCAGCTTGCGTATAAATCATATCAATAGCCAAAATCGCAACAAAAATTGCTATTGAAAAATTAAATGATATGCAGAATTTATCCATTAGTCATTCATCCTTTCGCCGGTCGGCGGTTATCCTTCGTTAGCGTATGGCGCACATTCTGAACACCACCCCTGATCTGTTGCGGGTTCGCCGCATGGGCAGTAAGCGTCTGCCAATGGACACCATGCGGGGATATCAAGGATATCATCAATCGTTTGTCCGTAATGATCCGATGGCGCACACAGGCATTTCCATTCGGATGGGTTAGGGATAAGCTCAATATACGGACAACCGCCGCAACTATTTACCCTGATTATTTTCACGCGCCCCTCCTTCCGGCGCGTGGCCGGGGTCAATTTTCTCCATCTCATGTTTGCAATAATTCACGATCAACCGGCAAGCCTCTGCCGGGTCTGGATGCCCGCACATGGCCGCGATGTGCGCATACATTTTATAGACATCGATGTCCCTGAACATTCCCCACCCCTCCTTCCGGCGCGTGGCCGGGGTTTTTCCGGATAATATTCAGGATTTCACAAGCCCTATGGTCGGCCTCTGCCAGCGTCAAAGACCCTGCCGCATACATCCATATCAGATTGTTTATTTCTTTTTTAACGTCGATTGTTTTGTCGTCGTCCCATTCGTCCATCACTCCCCTCCCTCGATAATGCCCGCAATCATAGCCCAGACACCCGCCCATGCGGTCCTGGCACTCATGCTGGCGGTTTTCGGCGCAGATGGTCATGTTGATTCGTGGCCGCATGTGTGGAAAAGCCCGTGGCATTTGCATTCACCAAGCATCAACCGGGCCTGTTCTTCCATGTTCTTGCTGTAAATCCGGTAAAGCTCTGTAATCTCATCTTCGGGTATTTCCGGGTATTCAATTTCGGCTTTCATCCCTCCCCCTTCGCGGCATCCCGCCGCTTGATTATTTAAATAACCCCCACAGCAATTTCACTAACCGCTTGTTTTGGGCATCCCATGCGGCAGACCTTGCGGCAGGCCATACGGCAGACCCTGCGGCATCCCCTGCGGCAGACCATGCGGCAGACCATGCGGCAAACCCTGCGGCAGACCTTGCGGCAGACCATGCGGTATACCATGCGGCAGACCTTATTTCTTCATCGCCTGTGTTTAAATACTGGACTACGATTTCCGGCGCGCCCCATAGATGGATTACACCTAACGCGCATTCTCGGGCAAATTGGCGTAAAACGCCAGAGGCATCAACACCACCAGCGATATATTCCCGGCGCGAGCAGGCGTATTTATCAATCGGATCGCCATGCGGGATAACCGTGCCATAGCCTTTGACTCGATAAATTATCGGCCCGCTGGCATATTGCAAGGCGTCAATAGGGCGTTTCGATAAATGTAGCCCGCGCTTACATGGGATTATTTCGCCATCAACCTCGTGGGTGATCCCTACCGATATTTCCCGGTCATCGCCATATCCGAGATTATTGTTTTGCGGCGCAAAATACCATCCTGTTATTTGTTTCATCCCTCCCCCTTCGCGGCCCCCGCCGCTGGATTATTTTATTTCCCCGCACTCATCGACGCGGTGAAATTTATTTGCCAACGCTTTAATTTCACGGCTATTAAGAAAAGTTTTAATTTCATCCGGGGCGTCGGGATAATCTTGCCGCATAATGTGGTACAACCGCTGGTAAAAATGCCGGGCTGAAAGTTTTTGGTTGAAATCTTTACATCCAAAAAACATGACTGAAAAATCGAGATCGGCACACCTGAGATCGGCATCCCCGAGATCGGCGCCCCTGAGATCGGCACACCCGAGATCGGCACACCTGAGATCGGCACACCTGAGATCGGCACCCCTGAGATCGGCATCCCTGAGATCGGCACCCCTGAGATTGGCACACCTGAGATCGGCACCCCTGAGATTGGCATCCCTGAGATTGGCATCCCCGAGATTGGCATCCCCGAGATCGGCACCCCTGAGATCGGCACCCCCGAGATCGGCACACCTGAGATCGGCACCCCTGAGATCGGCACCCCCGAGATCGGCACCCCCGAGATTGGCACTCCTGAGATCGGCACACCTGA